GCTCTTCCGATCTTGCAGCAACAGGTAGAACTGCTGCATCCACAGCAAGAGGAGCTGGAACTGGAGCTGGAGCAGCTGGTGGGGCAACTGCGCTTGGATTTGCAGATGTGATGAAAAGGGGTTCAGAACAATCCCCAGCAAGTAATGTGGTAGATTTCAAAGCTGCAAACTCTGCCGTTGGTGGAAATAACAGATCATCTGGTGGAGCTGCAGCTCCTATTGCTGCACCAACTGTGTCACCAACTAATTCGATGTCTGGCGATATTGCAGCTGCTTCCGAACTTTCGATGGAAGAACTTGCGAATCAAACAAAAATCCTAACTTCTATTCAAAAGAACACAGGGCAAACTGCTAAGAATACTACAGTTCCACCTTCTGCTGGAGGACAAGCAGCACCCCCACCTTCTGAAGAAGAAATAAAAAAGAAACTTGATGGCGAGGATGGCGATGGAAAACTGAAAGGGATACTTTCAAACCTTGCGAAATCTGTAGCACCTCTGGGCGATGCAATGTTGGCACTTGGTGCAGCTGTAGCAGCGGTCGAACTCGATAATGCGCTCAATAAACCTAAAACACAAACGCAAGCTGATAAAACATTACTCGCTGCCACAGGGCAGAGTGACGAACTCGAAACAAATATTTTTGGCGGAACAGGAACAAGCAAACAAATTGCTGATTACAATATTGCGTCAACAAGATTTACTACTGATGAAAAGGGCAACCGTATTGTAGGTGCTGCTGAACAAGAAGCCAATAAGGAAAAGAAATCTCAAATTATGGCAATGATTGGCGAAGGTGGAGACCCTGCTGATGCTCAAAAACTGGAAACTGCTTTTAGAGAAGGTAAGGTTGAAGATATCCAAGCTATTGAGGATAAGTATCGTCAAGCTGGGCAAGAAGGAAGTGCAGCTTATCAATATAGAGCAGCAAAAGAATCATTTAGTCAAGCTGATGCTGTATCGGTCGCCAGAGATATGGGTCTTGAAAAACCAGATTTAATTGGTGCTGATCAGGAAACAAAAGATAAATTTATCGCTGATATGCTTGCGAAACAACAAGAGTTTATGGAGCAGTATTCAACAGTTATTGCTGGAGAAGGTAAAAACCTTGATAGAAGAGCAACTCTTACTGGTGACAGTATGTTCGGTTCAAGCAGACTAGACCAAGTTGTGGAATCGAAATTTGATGAAGAAGGCAAGGGATCGTTTTTTGGTAGAAGCCAAGAAGAAGGTAAAGCATTCGACAATATCAAAGCTGAACTTGAAGGTTACAGAAAATCTCTAAAATCTTCTGGTCTTGGAGAAAAAGAAGCAAATAACCGAGTTGCTGACGAACTTAAAAAACTCGAAAAGTTATCTGCAGAACAAATGATGGATTATACTGCGCCAAAAGTTTCTGGTGATGCTTTACAGGGTGCACAAACACAAGCATCTACAGCAGAGGCTGATGCTGCAGCAAGAAGAGCAACTCCACCAGCACCAGCACCTTCTTCTACTGCCAATAAACCTGCGCCAGAATCTACAAATATATCTACTGGAATTACGGTAAACAATAAAGCGCACGATGACTTGGCAAAAGAACTTAAAAAACTAACAGTATTCTAATAAAAAAAGGGAGACCGAAGTCTCCCTTTCCCACATACAGTTTTCTTTAGTTTCTAATAGGACATCGTATGTGTCTCAACCTATTAGTCTTCTTCAGCCAATTTAGCGAAGTATGACAATGTATCATCATCGTCATCATCACTTGAAACTACTGAAACAGGTTTCGCTACTTTAGCTTCCTGAACATAAATTTGGTCTTCAACGTCACCAGTTTGTTCAGCGACTTTTTCAGCAGTGGTAACTTTCGCACCGCCAGTCATAACCATATTCAGTTTTTGCTTCAACTCATCATAAGATTTAAAGTTCTTAGGGTCAACAATCTCAGCGAGTGAGTGTTGCTTGCCCCAGATTGCTTCAATCTCTTCATCAGTTTCAGCGATAGGCGTAGGAGTTGATTCAAACTCAGACTTGTCATAGTTACGATAACCGTCAACCTGACGTGCTTTCAATTTGAAATTTACACCTTCCCAGAAATCGAAAGGATTTACTGGTGATTCATCTTCGAACTGAGGTTGCATAACATCCTTCAGTTTGTCAAAGATTTTCTTACCGAACTTGTAAAGCATTACCTGACCCTCGTTCTGAGGATTGGCTGAGTCTTTTACAACAAGAACGTTGGCGTAATAAGACAAACGGCGTTTTTGCTTACGAGCAATTTCTTTGTTTGCCTCAATACCACTGTTCCACAATTCACTGTTCAATTCAGAAACAGGATCTTGTTGGTTCAGTGTAGTAAGTGAGTTTTCAATATACCACTTACCAGTTGGACCTTGGAAACCATGATTGAACATGCGAACCCAAGGAAGTTCCTCACCTTTTGGTGCAGGCAAGAAACGAAGAACAGCATAACCATTACCAGCAGAATCTACTGAAAGTTTCCACTCGTTGCTGTCATCTTTGTTATAATTTTGTTGGGGGGAGTCAATTTTTTCGACTTCTTTCATAAGGTTATCGAAAGAGCCTCTTGCTTTGCGCAAGTCAGATAGTGAATTAAACGACATATTTTTTCTCCGTATAAGCGTTGTATGTTTTAGTATGTTTTGTATGTTGTCCTGTATCAGCGGACTTAGTATTTATAAAGATTTTCACCTATATACCTCATCTTGTCTGTCAGTTTAACAAACGGACGATACTTCTTAATCAGCAGATTAATGTCCTGTAAGAATATATCATCATTGTCAATATAGCTGAACTCGAACAATTTGTCAAGAGAAATAATGCTCTCTATCGTAATTTTTTTGCCAAGGTATAATCTATACACCAGAGCATGTTGTCCTTGATCAGCTATAAATGGGTTAGAGATGTTCTGTTTTTCCATCTCTAACTTTATCAGTTCTACGTCTTGTTCGAACTGATAATCTCTTCTTGATTTACGAGCCTTCCACTCTTTATAAACTTCAGCTGACTGAGAGTCAAACATGCCTCCCCATCTATCACCTGAAACAAAGTTAGCTACAAGCAAATCAATAATTTCTTTTTTACTATAATCTCTAGCAAGTTTACGCATGGCAATGATATCCTTGCGTTTAAGAAATGCTTTCTCACTTGCTTTCACCGCACCACGTGTTTTCGTGATGTCATATTTTTCTGTAGTAAAGTGAAGTTTCAAAGCGAGATACAATTTGTAAACTTCAAATGGTTCCATTAGAACGGCAACTTACCAGACTTCTCACCTTTAATGAGATTTAAATCTTGTGCTTCTGCTTTAATCTTATCTTTTAAAGATGTCGTTAATAGTTTCTTTACTGATTCGATTTCTAAGTTATTCTTAGTGCAATATGCTACGATCGTGTCAATATGGCCAGATTTTGTTCTACTGGCTTCTTTTTCGATAAATTGTGAGAAATCAGCTGACGTTTTGAATCGTTTTGTGATCAGATATTCATCTGAAATATTTGACGAGTCAGTTGTAAAATCATTATCAATTACTACTTTCGGCATTATGATTTCTCCTTTTCCATTCTTTAATGTATTGAATAACATCGTGTGTCCTTTTTATATAGGGGTTTTTACAAATAGTATGTGCAGCTTCTCCAGGCTTATCAAATTCGTGAATATATGGATGATCAAACGCCTCAGCAATTTCTAAAATATTGTAAGGATAGGAAGAACCAAAATGCGCTTGTTTAGGCTTCTTAGGGGATGTCAACAGTTTAACAATACCTGTAACAACATCATCAACATGCGTGAAGTCTCTAGATTTCAATCCAGTTCCGAATACCTTTAGACTTTCACCCTTCTCAATTTGATTTTTAAATGCCCGAATAACTGTGCTGTGTTCGCCATAATCTGCTTCACGTGGACCATAAACATTATAGAAATACAACATATGAAACTTGATTCCCCAATGTTTCTGATAGAAGTGAAGTGCCTCTTCACTCATTGCCTTGCCAAAAGTATATGGATTTGAATATGGCTCAGAGAATAATGCACTAGAAGACTGCGCGAAATACAAAGGGACATTATATGTAGCAGCCCATTCAGCAACATGAACAGTCGGAGAAATATTATTTAGAATCGCGTCGACTGGATCTTCAAATGATAAACGAACACGAGGTGTATTCGCCAAATGTATGATTGCATCACAAGGAGGAGCAGCTACATTACAAACATCTTCAAAAATATAATCAATGTTTGGTTGGTGCGAAACAAACTTACCATTTCTTCTATCGTCTATAACAGTTATATAGTAACCATCACGAGAAGCAAGAGCCTCTACAAGATGGCTTCCAATAAACCCACATCCACCTGTAACAATAATATGCATTATTTCTTCGGCTTATAAAAGATATGGGTATCAATACGAGTAGTAACATTCATCGTTTCTGCCCAACGAGGTTTAACATAGTCAGCATGATAAAATAAAGCACCATCAGTAATATCAAGTTGGTTCTTATATGTCATCTTGGCGACTTCATATATCTGTTTGTATTTTTTGATATTCTTAATTTTATCTGATTTACCATCGCAATACCAAGAGAACTGACAACGGTTTTTATATGGATACAGCTTTCCATCATTCTGGCTTCTATAGTGAGGACTTTCATAAACTACCTCACAGATTGTATTCGGGAAAGCATCTGACTTAACACGGTTCATCGTAACATCAGCAACAGCAATCCAACCAGCTGTTGATTCATTCCGCGCTTCGTGGTAGATGTTTTGTGTCATACATGCCAGCTGTGGATCTTTTATAGTTTCAATACCATATTCGTCGGGAAGTGTTGGATTAGTTGAAATAGAAACCAATACAGCCATCGCTGAATCTAGAAAATTCATAATAAATCTTTCATAATTAGTTGGGGACTTCTGTTGCTAGGCGTCCCCTGACCCCGAAGATTATGCCGCGATGCGGTAATCCTCATCTGCGAAATTATCGTTTGCAGTTACGAGTTTCTTACGGTTTAGACCATTCGGACTAGGTCGCTTGCACACCTGTTCTCCACGTTCCTACTAAGCACCAGTCGATCCTATACACCCCCATAAGAAACTTGTAATGGGATTGGTGGAGGTGGGGAGATTCGCACTCCCGTCCTGTCTACCATTTAGTTCGCTTCATCGAACAATATTATTTATACTATAATAGGATAAAAAAGTCAAGAGTTATTTTCAGATTCCCAAATATCTCTTGCTTTGAGTAGTAACGGAACAAAGTTATCGCGTTTTTCAATGAATATCTGTGGGTCATCGCCCTCAACAGCAATCATAATAACGCTACGATTGATAGGAATACCAGTTCGCTCTTCATACATGATTGCATATGCTGCAGCCTGAGCAAAATAGTTTTCAATCCACTCTTTTTTCTTTGGCTTTTTAGAGGTTTTGAAATCGATGAT